ATGATCGAAGACGCGAACGAAGAAGGATACAGCGTAGCCGTGTTTGTCAACTTCGTAGATACGGTCAAATCACTAGCTGCGTCGTTTCCTCACGCATCGATCATTGTCGGCGGGCAGTCAGCCATGGTTCGCGAAGATAACGTGCAGCGGTTTCAAACCAACCAGACCCGCGTCATTATCTGCAACATTGCGGCTGGTGGTGTTGGCGTTTCCCTACACGACGAACACGGCGGACACCCGCGCATGAGTCTAATCTCGCCCACGTTTAACGTGAAAGAATACGTCCAGACACTCGGTCGCATCCACCGCGCAAACGCAAAAAGCCCTGCAATTCAAAGGGTTCTGGTAGCCTCAAAAACTATTGAAGAAAAAGTGTTGACCGCACTTGAGAAAAAACGCAAGGCTATGGACACACTTCACACGAAACAAGAATCATGAACTCACACTGGCAACCCAACCCCGATGAACCATCAACTCCAAGCTGTTTAAAACTAACAGACCCCGAAGGATGGTGGCGTGTTACAATGAAGTGGGATGGGTGTTTTGAGATCGACCGATTTTTCAATTACCCGCTTACTGACCCCGTGTATAGCGATCCCGAATCTAAGGGCAACGAATGGGATAGGATGCACATCTGCGATATTGACGAGATGATAGAGCGCCTGAAAGCCCTGAAGGAAATAGCAGATAAACATTTCATACAAAAACCGACGACGAAACAAGAATCATGAACCAAACTACTATGAACTTAGAAGAAGGAGACCTAATTGAAAATCTTGACATTGATAACCTCGACCACGCGGAAAAATTTCTGATAGCCACCGAGTCCCGCGTCGGACCTTATGGCCCCGATGGTCTAAGAGAGATCGAGCTTATCTGCGGTAACGGAAACTATTGGGGCTTTCCGAAGAACGGAATTAACCACGGAAACGTAGTGTGGGCCTACTCCAGAGCTAGAAAGTCCCTCGCTGAGACAGATTTTCTAAAAGTGCAACTCGACAACTGCAAGTATATGTATAACACCCTTGAACGTAGCCGTGACTACTATCAGAAAAAGTTTATTGACGCCCAAAAAGAAACGAAACAAGAATCATGATAACAGAAAAACAACAACCAGACCACGGCTCACGCGGACACGCAGAGTTCTCGCCCTCCTCCCTCAAGTATGTCGCTGGCTGCGCTGGCTACCACGGCAAAGATGGATCATCCGCTGCCGCCGAAATGGGGACACGCATCCACGAAGCTCTTGAAGTCTTCGACCCATCAGCTCTCCACAACGAAGAGGAACTTGAGATCTACGAGCAGATCGTAGAAATGGAAAAGGAGTTCATGAAGAACTTCCCAGAAGGTGGCGTTGAACACAACGAGATCCAAGTAAACATCGCGCTCGACGGGACTGAGACTTGGGGGACTTGCGACCGCTTTATCCAGATAGGTGACCGCGCCGTCATGGCAGACTACAAGACTGGTATCTCCATCATCGACCCACCAGAAAAGAACTGGCAAGCTAAGGCATACGTCATTGGCGCATTCCAGCAGTTTGAAGAAGTAAACGAAATCACGTTCGTCTTCTACGTCCCACAACACCGCGCATCGTTATCGTACACCTTCGAGCGTGGTCGTGATCTCCAACCTCTTATTGATGAACTCAGCAACATCATTAAGGAAGGTGAGCGCGTTCGTCCAATGTGGGAAAATGGAACTCCAAAAATCGGCGACTGCCAACCAACACAGAACTGCCGTTTCTGCCGACACGAAGATCACTGCCCAGCATTAGGTGGCCTCATTGTCGAAGTTGCGAAGAAAGTGAATCCACAGTTGCCAGACATTGATTTCGAAAAAACCGAAGACCCTTCAGATCTTGAAGAACTCTGGGCGATCTCCAAGATTGTGTCTAATTGGTCTGATCGTTTCAAAGAACGGATCATGGAACACGCCAAGAACGGGATGCAGTTCCCAACTCTTAGACTCCGCTCGATGGGGGCTACAAGAAGCGTTACTGACAACGATGGACTCGTCGCAGTCGCGATGGATTTTGGAATTGACCCAGCGGAAATCCTTGCAAATGCTACGATCCCTATCGGAAAGATCAGCAAGTTAGTTGCTGCAAAAGCTGAAAAAGGAGAAAAAGGAAAAATTTCTGAAGAATTTGTTGACGCCTGCGAAAATGCAGGTATTCTCAAAACCTCCGACACGCGATATACACTTCAGTAAACCGCAAGTCGATAACCAAAAACAAGAAACACGAAACCATATATTATGGAAACCAAAAACAAGAAACAAGAAACCAAAACTAGCATCATGGAAACCGAAGTAATCCTAACGGAACAAAACACTGGAATCACAAACCATAGCGGTTTGTCGATTGACGCCGCAGATATCGATATCCCACGTATCAATATCGTTCAGAAGACTAGCGACATTTCCGCACCCATCGGATCTGTTGTTATCGACAAGCAGCACATCATTCAGGAAGCTGAAGAAGTTCGTCAAGTGACGGTCATCTCAGCCCTTAAAGGATGGCGCGAAGACATCCCCTACGATGATGACGGCATTCCAAAGATTGCCTACTCGCGTGAAGATGCTGACCGCATTGCCGCAGAATCGGATTATGGAATGCTTGAGTTTGCGGAGATCACTCTCCTCTTCAAGCAACCAGAAGGCGATGACAACGAAGAGGCTTATCCGTTCCCTATTGGTGATTACCAATATGCAATGGGTCGTATCAATGTTGCTAAGGATGCTTACCGCCAGACATACAAACGTCTAGCTACGTTCGCAGCCTTCAACAAAAAGACGCCTCTTCAAGGCAGACTCTGGAACTTCAGCTCAGGAGTAATCTCCAAGGGTAAATACTCTTGGTATGCACCATCTCTGAGCGTCAGCCAAGAAGCTCCAGACCAAGCGGTCATCGAGTTCACCAAATCCTTCGGAGCATAAACAAAAACGCATATGGAAAAAAACGAAATCCTAAAAATAGAAGTAGCAATGCTGAGTGGAATGATCTCTGATCTTTCAAGACAGCTTGAGCAAATCCAGTCGAACCTTAACAAATTGATTGTCGTCCGCGATACCCTTGCGGAAGTCATTCCTGCTGAGGATCAGCTTGAACTGCCATTCGAAATAGTCACTGACTAGTCAGCGACTGAAACCCATAGCCCGCATCGGGTGATTACTCGATGTGGGCTTTTTTGGCTCAAGCCACAAATACCACATATGACTACCTACGCTATTGACTTTGAATCGTATTACTCAAAAGAGTGCTCGATTAAAACACTCGGCCCACTGGGCTATTTTTCTCATCCCGACTTCGATGCCTACATGGTTTCTGTTGTCGCGGACAATGGCTTTACTTTTGTAGGGCACCCAAAAGATTTCGACTGGTCTCTCATTGAAGGACAAGTCGTTCTATCTCACAACGCGTCTTTCGACGAAACCCTTTACCTGTATGGTGTAACCCAGAACTGGTGGCCTGAAGCAAAGCCTGCCGAATGGCACTGCACTGCGGACATGGCTGCATACTGTGGTCTACCTAGATCCCTCAAAAACGCAACGGCTGTTGCCTACAATCTCACTGTTGATAAATCAACACGTGACAACATGAGCAGCAAAAACTGGGACACCATGTCTGAGGAGTTCAAGAAAGAGGTTACCGAATATGCGCTAAAGGATTCGGAACTTTGCTTGCGCCTATGGCAAGACTACTCACCTAAGTGGCCAGCCGCTGAACGCGCTATCAGCTACGTCAACAGAACAGCTATGCAGCGTGGCATTCCAATCGATACTGAGTTGATGAAAAAGCAGATCGAAACCATCAACGTCAAACTCTTCGAAGCTGAGGAAGCTATTCCGTGGCTCGGCGACAAACCACTACTTAGCAGACCAGCTTTTGACGAGCAGTGCCGTAAGGTTGGTATCGAACCGCCTCACAGTCTTGCTGCAACGGATGCGGAAGCTCAAGAGTGGCTGCGCATCAATGGCAAGAAGTATGCGTGGGTTAACGCCGTAATTAGCTGGCGTCGTATCAATTCGATCAAGAAGAAGATCGAGTCCTTCCAGTTTGCGACAATGCCTGATGGTCGTTATTACGGAGGGCTAATGTATTTCGGAGCGCATACTGGACGCTTTAGTGGCTCTGGTGGCAATCTCAATCTACAGAATCTACCGAAAGAAGAAATGTTCGGAGTGAAGCTGCGTAGTCTGATTACAGCGCCTGCTGGTAAAAAGCTCATTGTCGTTGACCTTTCACAAATTGAGGTGCGCACGTTGTGCTGGCTTGCCAATGACAAAGAGGCAATGGCAGAGATCAAAGCGACCGACGACATCTACGAAGCATTCGCCATCCGTTTCGGATTGTGGAGCCGTGACAAAGGAAGTCTTCGCGAGAAAGATCCTAAGCTCCGCCACCGTGTGAAGGCGATGGTTCTTGGCTGCGGCTACGGCGCTGGAGCAGAGAAGTTTACCGTCATGTCGGGAATGAGTCTGAAAGATGCAACAGCTGCCATCCAACTCTATCGGAATAAAATGACCTCCGTTACTAGACTCTGGCGCGATTACACGACAGACGTAGCAGTATCTTACGATCAACAGATTCCACTTACCATTGACCTGCCAAGTGGGCGTGTCCTTGACTACGGAAAGCTTCGCCCAGTAAAGCAGAACGGTAAGATCAACTACGTTGCCCTGATGAATCGGAACGGCAAACGTGTTCCAGTTAAGTTATGGGGCGGACTCCTTGCCGAGAACGCATCCCAAGCACTCGCACGGGATATCTTCTGCAACATGCTTTGCAGGATTCATGACGCTGGTTTAAAGATCATCTTCCATGTTCACGACGAAGTAGTCGTTGAAGTCGATGAGGCTGAAGCCGAAGACTCATTAGCGCGCATTGTTGAAATCATGTCTACTCCACCTGAATGGATTCCAGACATTCCAGTTTCCGCTGAAGGAAACATCATCTCAATCTACGAAAAATAAACCAATCATACAAATGACATACCGATACATTAAGAACCTGCGCGACAACCGCGCCATAAAAACCGCAGCGCTAAACACCATTAGCAAACCTAAGCCAGCCTTCGCTAACAAGGCGGCTTATCGAGCTTGGTGTGCCGACGCTGGAACAGACCACGTTTTCTATAGCGCGGTCGAAGGTAGCGCGCCATCAAAGCGTGTCTCGAACGACAACCCTCCGAACAAGATCTACGGAGTCATCGCTGATTATGATGCTCCAGTAAACTGGGGTAGCATCGATAGCGATATCGCTTCTAAGTGTGGCATGAACCCCCCAACATGGAGAACGAAAACCCAATCAGGATACATGCGCCTTATCTGGGAATTCGAAAACCCGATGCCAATCGCACCAGCGATGTTTGACAGCTTCATGAAGCACATCAAAACAACGCTCAAGCTGGAGCGTTTGTTCGCGGGCTTCGATAGCACGTCAATCAAAGCAAACCAGTATTTCGAACTGGGCGATGACTGGACAAGTGTTGGGGGCATACTCTCCGATATCGTCGTGCAGACCGCTCTTACTAAAGCTGCTGGAGACGCGCCACCACAATCCAACGATACGTCGATCCCAATCGATATCGTAGCAGCGGAAGTCGAAGCACGTTTCCCTAACCGCTGGGTGGGAGATTTCGAAATCGGCTCGCGTGGACCACTGTTCTGGATCGATGACGGCATCAATCGTGATGGATGTCAAGTCGTCGAAGACGGTATCATCTGTTATAGTGATCGCGCTAGCCAAGGCTTCATGAGCTGGGGTGATATTCTCGGTGGCTCATTCGTAAAGGCTTTCGAGCAGAAGAAGATGGGCAATCTACTCGGCGAATATTGGTTCAACGGGCGCTCATTCTTCAAGCTTTTGTTCGACGCAGCTGTTACGATACCACGAGAGCAGCTTATTCTTGAGCTTCGCCAGAGTGGCTTCTCCATCAAACAGAAGAAAGGGCAGCCCCTTTCGGAAGTTGAGGCAGCTATCCTGACGATTTCAAACCAGAATCGCATCGATGAGATCGCTCCTGTCGTCTTTAGCAAAGATCGAATTGTTGTCAGTAACGGTAATCGCATTCTCAACTGCGCAAATATAAAACCAATCGAGCCTGACATTGATGGCGATGTCTCTAAGTGGCCATTCATCCACGGATGGTTAAACCAGTTATTTGTCAACGATCCAACACGCCCCAATAATACTGTAGACTACTTCTTTGCATGGCTCCAACGATTCTACAAAGCAGTCTACGAGCGGGAGTTCGTTCAAGGTCACGCACTCCTACTGGTCGGTCCGACGAACAAAGGCAAGTCGTTGTTGTCTAACCGAGTGATCAGCGGTCTAGTCGGTGGATATGCTGATGCTAGCGATTACCTAAGTGGTCAGACCAAGTTCAACAAAGACTTGGGTCGTGTTGCCGCATGGGTTATCGATGATACAACGTCGGCCGCATCCTTTCAGGATCAACGTAAAGCTACCGAATTGATCAAGCGTTCCGTAGCAAACCCACGTGTTGAATACATGGCAAAGTATGCTGATGCGCTTTCGATTCCGTGGACGGGGCGAGTAATCTTCTCGCTCAACATGGATGCGAACAGCCTCTCAGTCATACCTGCGCTTGACAGCAGCAACCGTGACAAACTCATGGCGCTACGCATTTCGGATACTGCGACGAGTAAGTTTCCACGTAACTCGCAGCTAGAGAAAACTATCGAACAAGAACTGCCTCACTTCGCGAGATGGCTATTGGATTGGAAAGTCCCGAAAGCTATCGAAGAATTTGGGCGCTTCGGAATTAAGAGCTATATCGACGAGACTATCGCATCAGCTGCATACGACAATTCTAGCCGATCATCTGTTGCAGAGCTTGTTGAGTTCTTTGCTAAACGTGCCCGTGAATATACACCTGACAAAACCCATTGGAGCGGAACTCTAACTGAGTTCCAAGTTTCACTTCATGAGTTCAACAACGGACGTAATGTAGGTATGAGTGCCAACTTGGAATTCGTACGTCGTGGAATGTCAACTATGGAAGAAGCTGGCAAGAACAACCCGCACGTCAGACCCGTTCGTTCTGATGGTCAAGGTGGCGGTAAGATCTGGGAGATCGATCTCAGTTCAAAATTTGATATTACAATGAGTCAAGAAAAGAATCTGGACGACGTAATAGCTTAATAGGTAAGTGATACCCAGCAGATCGGTAGGTGAATCCATCAGAATCGGATTCACCTGCCTTTTTGTATTCAGCCCTGCGAAGAAAATTTTCACGCTTCATCCAACCCAAAAGCCAGACGCGAGAATAAGATGAATTTACTCTGGTAAAGAAAAAAATATCATTCAACCACTCTTTATTATCTGCACCATTAACTGACACAGTGTATTCCAGTTTTGGTTTCGATGAGCATGTCTTCGATTTGACTTCGATTTTCCAGTCGTTTAGCGTGTAGTCGTGCGTAAAAGAAGAATCTCCTACATACCCACACTCCTTATAGTATCTCTCAAAAGCAACTTCTCCTAAGAAGCCAGTCATTCTGCCACGGCCGCCCGTAAACGAATTAGGCAATACGCCCAATTGTGCCGCCCTATCAGATGCTTCTTTTAGATCTTCCGCCGTCGGAATAACCTCAATTATTTTTGACTTACTTGTAGAATTATTTTTCGGCATAGATTCGTTTGCAGAAGCGGTCCCATGCAGGAAAGAATATTTCTTCCATACATCTGACAACAATTTCTTGATCATACTTATCTGAAAAACCAACACCAGATAGCAAGAGAGATGCTTCCATCATTTCATGACGTATAGTCTCCAAAACACTCACTGTGGCACTGTGCTGCTCTTTATCGATTTCAATAACTTTTCGATCATGCACATACTGGCCATAGCAGTCGCCCAGCTTTACGAAATGTAACTTGACATTATGTCCTGCAATGGCGATTGTTTTAGGGAATTTCATTATAGCATGTTGAATGGTGCTTCACTCGAACCGTATGGGTTAATCTGAAGCATTGGTTTAGCAGCGCCTCTAAAGGCGTCTAATTCGGAATCAAGAAGCTGAGTGCATATCTGCCAATGGTAATTGGCGCGCTCAATATCAGCGCCGTCTTCTGCAATACGACCCAAAAGACCGTGCTTGAGTGCATTGATGTTACCGAGATGGATAATAGTATCGTCAGTTAAAATTGTCGGGCACGCCCGTTTAACCAGCATGTGTGCAGTAACAGCAGGTTGTGCTGGATCACCTACTCTGAAGCGTCGATAGCGAGTTGTCCCGCTGCCTTTGCCGACGGTAGCAAGTGTAGTATTAACGGTAGCCGCTTCAGAACGGATATCGAACTTTTCGATAAGCCCGTTGTAAGTAATAGACTCGATGAAAGTAATCGACTCAGGAAATGTAAAATGAGGGCTGCTAGCCGCAGCGGTAACCTGATACATTTGAATTCCATCAGATGCCCGAATCGTGATCGACTCGCCTGAAGCAGGGTCGAAGGCATCACCAATAACATTCTCAGTAGATGGGACAACAAAAAGTTCTGTAAGGTCATCTGGCAGGAGGCGAAATGTGGGGTGAAGACCGTCATCGACCATGCCAAAATAGGCACTGGTTTCAGCTTGACGACCCACAATGCGGATGTCGTGCCACAGACTTCTGACAGGTTGAGGTTTATCGTCAATGGTGCAGGAGATAATCGACTCAGAACCTTCAGGAAGATTCACGATTCCATTTTCGGAACGCATCGAAACTTGATACACAAGGTCGCGCCACATGCCTAATGCGTAGAGGCGTGGTAAGACTTGTGCAAGAGCAGCAGAAAAATCGGCTGCTGGCTCAGTATAAGAGCCTAAGATTGGTTGGAGTTGGGCTACGGTAAGTGCGGGCATATAGTGTGTTATTTAAGTTGTTTGTTTGGCGCAAATATACTTGCCTTCATGATCTTATCAGAAGTGCTGGGTTGAGCTTTTTTGTCAA